AAGTATATGCGTTACTCAATACGAGACTTACGCTACAAAATTGTCAACGAGTGTATCCACCCCTCACCAATTGACACAAAAAAAGTAAGACTTTATGGTAACCTAATACGTAAATACCAACGTCGAATGCGTTGGATAAACTTTTAATTATGACAGCAGAATACGCTAAAAAAGCATACGACCATTTCATCAAATTTGGTGGTATCAAAAAACTATCCGACGAGGATGCACTTATGGTTGACTATTTAATCAACTACATAATTGACCTCGAAACTGATTTATCGCATTATGTTTAAAATACTATTACATAGCGCATACTATGGCATAGGTCAATTCATTGGCCTATGCATAGTACTGTGTTACTTTCTAATTAAACAGATTATTGAATACATTAAATACAAATATAATGGCACTAAAAACAAACAAAGAAGGTCTTGATATAATGACACACTATCACAAAAGACTGCAAGATTCCGTACAAAAACTTCGTATGATACGTGCATATGATGCACAACGTTTATCTCAATCAGGTTATTCATATTTAAATGATGCTCTTGATGATATACATAGTGTAACCTCAGCAATATCAATGAACCTATTGCTTCATCCACCAGTCGAACACCTGTTGTATGAAGAAGATGACTTTGAAAATACTTGTGCTGACATTGCACTACACATTACAGATTATTTAGTCAATGCCAAGTACATGAAAGATTGCACAGATACAGATGATATGACTGAATTCAATGCACAAGACGGCATACGCAACATCCTTCATAAACATCTTGACAAAATCTAACATCAGCGCTTCGGCGCTTTTGTTTCACATATGTTCACAATCATTACCGTGCCCGATGCGACTGACCCGATGCGACCAGATTTTACCCGATGCGACCAGATTTTCGCAAGAGAAAGTTGCATGTTAACAATTTTGTTATTATCTTTACTAAAATTCAATGAAAATGAAAGAGATACCTGACTATTTACACTCGACACTTCTCGAGAACCCGAAGAACAACGAGGTCTTCCAACACACTTACAAAACTATCCACAACTTAGGGGTAGAAATCATCACGTTATTAGAGCATATGGACGTCTCTGAGGGAGCTTTGCGTGATTATGTTAATATGTACGTCCATAAGATGGAAGACGACATCACATCGCTCGTAAATTTAACCATAGATAAGTTTGAGAAATGATTGATTTTAACGAACTCGGAGAGGCGCTACGACCAAGTTATACAGTTGGGTACAAAGATGCCCGTATAGAGGCTCTCATGAAGCGTGTGAGCGATTTAGAGGCAGAAAACAAGCGGTTGCGCTTAAAAATACAGGAAAAAGATGGGTAGAGAGGAGTTGGTTCGCGATGCGATAAAGATGCTGGCGCTTACGGATGCGCCAATTTTGAACATAGGCACTTGTTATTACTACAAGCGCATAGTTTTGGACACCAAAAAGGGGTACGAGAATGCCTTTGACACGTCAACTGATATATGGCGTCCACTAAACGAGAACGAACTCAGCATACTCACGGAAAAGGGCTTTGCCGTTTGCAATCAATACCTACTGATAAAGAACGCTCACTTTGAGATGCGTGATAACCGCAAGAGTTTTCAGATTGCTACAGCAAAAGGCAACGAAAAAGAGAAGCATCATTACTTCGGTAAAGCGATGAATGCACTGAAAAAACTACGCCTATTACTTGCAAAACAAGTTGGTCGTTAGTATATTTGTTAATAATTATAATCTAATCTAAAATGAAAACAGAAAGATTGAAAGAGCTGTATGTCAAGTACTCGCTCACAAAAGACGATGTGTTCAAGCATCAGCACTACGTAATCATTACTCGTTCGGGTATTGATAAAATCCAAGCCAAGGAGAAGATAAACATTGAGTACGACGTGATTCAGTGTGAGCCAAACTTTGCGGTAGTCAGAGCAAACGCTCTGTCTCAAAACGAAACACGCATTCAGACCTTCGGCTCTGCGCTCAAGGGAACGAACCATCGTGACGGAAACTGCAACACTTGGTATGTTATGGAAATGGCAGAGAAGCGTGCAATGAGCCGTGCTGTGTTGAAACTTACAGGGTTCTACGAACTCGGAGTGTTTGGTGAAGATGAAAGCGAGGACTTCAAGAAAAGCGGTGCATCATGGCAGAAATAAAAGACTACGATAAAATCATCGCAAGGCTGAATGACGACAATGAGTACTACGGAGAGTACGGCTCAAAGTTTCTTCACAACAGCGACATCAGTACACTCATCAATAACCCGATGATGTACGGAGAAAAGCGCGAAGATACATTGCCGATGCTTATCGGCAGAACCTTCCACGAAATGCTTTTATTCAACAACCACAACCATCCATACATCGATGCTTCGACACGTAATACGAAGATTTACAAGTCTGAGTTGGAAGAGTACGATGAGCAGATGGTTCTACTGAAGAAGGAGTATGAGCAGGTAGCAGACCTCAAGAGAAAGGCTGCAGAGCATCCTGTAGTAGCTAATGTACTGAAAGACCAAAGTATCAAGAAAGAGGTGCCTAACGTAGGATATCTCACAGATGATATGATTACTTGGGCATGCAAGGCTGATATCTTAACCGATACACACGTGTATGATGTCAAGACCACCTCATCGCTCGCAGGGTTTAGACATAGCGCTAAGAACTACAACTACGATAGTCAAGCGTACATCTACTCTAAGATGTTCCAAAAGCCTATGCGCTTCTTGGTTATAGAGAAAGGTACAGGTTGCGTTGGATTATTCGACACAAGCGACGAGGCATACGACCGAGGTATGCAGAAGGTGGAGAAAGCAGAGGAAATGTACAAGAAATATTTCCTATACAAGTCCGATAAGGTAGAACACCACTACGCTTATGGAGAAATATGAGAGAGAGTTGATACGCTCAGAGATACTGGGTTTAATCATCGCACTAATAATTGTAATCAATTTAATTTAAATATATGTCATCATTGATTAAAGCGTCTATCAAGGCGTCTGAGCTAAAGAAAATCCCCGCAGATAAGCTCATTAAAGGGGAAAAGGACACGTACATTCCTGTTACTATTTCTGTAGACGATGAGTCTCGCTATGGTCAAAACGTATCAATCTACGTTGAGCAAAGCAAGGAAGAACGAGATGCTAAAACACCTCGTCAATACATCGCCAACGGTTCAGTGATTTGGACTGACGGAAAGATTGTCAAGGGTCAGAGAGAAGACCAAAACGGTGGAGGCTTTGCCTCAGCACCTGCCGCCCCGAAAGTGGACGGACTTGACGACTTACCATTTTAATTAATGCCCCGAAACCAAGTGGGAGTAGGGGCATAATTTTACTACAATGAAAACAATAGTATTACACAAAATCGCTGAAGCAATCGCTGACTACTACGAGATATCCAAGAAGGACTTGTTTGAGAACACAAGACGTAGAACGATAGTCGACAAGAGAGCGATATTCCATTTCCTATCCAACAAGTACACCGAGTACAGCTTGAGTGAGATAGGAGCCTTTTCTGAAGAGTTCGGTAGACCGGCATACAACCACGCTACCGTAATCCACAACATTAAGAAGTCTAAGAACCTCATGCGAGTCGATAAGAAGTTTTCTGTTGACTTATTGCATCTCGATGCTTACATTGTCAAGAACGTGATTGCAGACCGCAAGAAGGAGCAGTTACTGAACAGACACATACAGCTTATGCTTGAGAGGTGGTTCGAGGAAAACAACCTTGAGTATCTTGATTGCTTGGCTCGTATAGCCAAGATTCTGCACAGCGAACAAGATTTAGACGTAATTAATCATTGGATAGAGAAGTATGAAGGGGTTCATCAAGCTACACCGACAGATAATTGATTGGGAGTGGTATCAAGACGTGAATACTAAATCAGTATTCATACACATCTTACTGAATGCTTGTTACGATGAATGCCGATTCATGGGGAGACCTGTGACCAGAGGTCAATACATCACATCTCTTTCCAGACTTTCACGTGACCTAAACATCAGCGTGAGACAAGTACGCACGGCTCTAAACCGATTAGAAAAGACCGGTGAAATCGACACGCAAACGTCAAACAAAGCTACGCTCATAACTATCTGTAACTATGACAGTTACCAAGTAGAGGATAAGAAAAGAAAAAAGAAATCGACAAGCAAGCGACAAGCAGTCGACACGCAACCGACAGACATAAGTAAGAAAGAAATAAAGATAGAAGATAAGAATACTATTTTCTATCAAGAGGCTCGAGGTTCTGAGATATGGGTATCTCAAGTGGGTATGCAATACCATACGACCAAGAGTAAAATACACAGTGCGTTAGAAAGGTTTACAAATCACCTTGCAATCACGAATGATTATAAACATTCATACAAGGATTTTACCACGCATTTTGTAAATTGGTTGAAGTACAATATCGAAGACGTGAGTACAACGACTGGCGACGTACAATGGAAATGGCGTGGTCAAGCAATGAAAACTGGGACGATTGAGGAATATGAACGAGACAGAGCAGTCTTTGATAAAGAAGGCTTTGACTTTAAACGCTTGAAATAATGGACTTGAATGGATTTGAAATAGATGAGTTCAATATCTACAACATAGACACAAAGGCAAAGGTATCAACCTGCCCAAAGTGTAGCCACACAAGAAAAAAGAAAACACAAAAATGCGTAATGCTTGATTGGGACAGAGGTCTCGGCTCGTGTCAGCATTGCGGTGAGGTTATCCAACTTCACACTTACAAGAAGGGAAACGCATCAGCCTTGTATGAAAAGCCCAAGGCGTTAGACTACAAGCCTCTATCAAGTGGTGTAGTAAAGTACTTCTCTGACCGAGGGATATCACAAGAGACACTACGTAGCTTTAAAATTACAGACGGCAAAGAGTTCATGCCGCAAGAAGGCAAGGAGATGGGCGTGATTATGTTCAACTACTTCGTTCACGAGGAACTTACCAACATAAAGTATCGTGATGCCAAGAAGAACTTTAAGATGTATAAGGGCGCTCAGAAGACCTTCTATAACATAGACTCTATCTTCAAGACCGATACCTGTGTTATTGTCGAGGGTGAGGTGGATGCACTATCCTTCCACGAAGCAGGAGTTACCAATGTGGTATCTGTACCCAACGGGTTTAACTTAAAGGGTCAAATCAACCTTGATTACTTGACTGAGTTCTACCGATTCTTTGAAGACAAAGACAAGATATACCTCGCTGTAGATAATGACGAGGCTGGGAAGAAAGGAGAGGCAGAGTTCATTCGCAGGTTTGGTTCTGATAAGATATGGCTTGTTGATTTCAAGGACTGCAAGGACGCAAACGAGTACTTGATTAAGTACGGAAAGGATGAGCTGAATAAGGTACTGCAATCGGCTCAGCCGTGCCCGATTGAGAACGTGCGTAGAGTTTCTGATATGGAAGGGGAACTTGACAGCTTCTACAAGAACGGAGTCGAGAACGGATACAAGATTGGTCTTTCGGATTTCGATGGGATATTCAGTACCTACACAAAGCAATTCATAGTTGTCACGGGATTCCCGTCAAGCGGTAAGTCAGACTTCGTCGACCAAATGACCGTGGGGTACAACATGATGTATGGTTGGAAGACAGCCTACGCCTCAGTAGAAAACTTTCCTCAATACCTACACGTAGATAAACTCATACGTAAGTACTACGGAAGTCAAGTCAAGTACGAAGACACGAAGAAGAAGTCATTCAAGGATTGTATGCGACACGTAAACAACAACTTCTTTTTCATGGACTTTGAGAAGGGATTTGATTTGGACACGGTGTTACGCAAGGGAGAGGAGTTGGTAAAGAGAATGGGAATACGAGTTCTTGTAATCGACCCGTACAACAAGGTCAAAGACAAGGAAAATATCAACCTTGGTATCAACGACTACACTAACGCATACCTCAACAAAATTGATAACTTCTGCAAGAAGAACGATGTGTTGGTTTTATTAATTGCTCACCCCAATAAACCACAGAACGACAAGGGTAAGTTACTCGAGCCTACATTCTATGATGTGAAAGGCGGTGGTGAGTTCTACGACATGTCCCCACACGGTATACTCGTGCATCGTGATTACGATGAAGGAACGGTCAAGATAAAGGTGTTGAAGGTGAAGTTCTCAAACCTTGGAGAGAACCAAGCCCACGTTAACTTCTACTACAACGTGAACAACGGTAGATACACTCGCATAGAAGCAGGTCAACCAAAATGGGACAATGACAATTGGCTTGAAGACAAGAATCCATACGAACAAACCAAGATGTTAGATATTGAATTTGCTAAACTAAACGACGCATTCTAATGAGTTTGATAAGAAATCCAAGAGAGGTAGT